CACTGATTTTTCCTTGTTGCGTGTAACTCGCTTTCCATTGGATGTTTCCTTCCATTACAGGCAAAGTATCAACCGTAATAATCGCATTCAACTTTCGCTTTGGATTGAACGAACTAAATTGAAACGTGTTGTTTTCGATGAATCCAAATATCTTCGAATTGTTATCAGTCGCAGGAATGCGGAATGTCCTTGAATAAGTAGCTTTCGCTTTTAAATCTTTAATGTCAGTGAATGAGTATTGCAATGAAATCGTTTCATTCAAATACAAATCCATCACATAAGGAGTTTCCGTTCCTTGCGTGTAAACTATTAATGCTGTTTCCATCTATTATTTATTATGGGCAATTACCAAAACCTATTGTAACATAAATGTTTCCGCTATACGTGGTAAGACCACCCCATACAGGCAGCTTTAAGTAAAATGTATTTGCGCCATCACTCGTTCCCCATACACCAGTTGCGATGATTGGCGTTCCGGGATCCATCATGTCAAAAGATGTTTGACTACCTCCACCTGTTAAAACATTACCAAGTTGAATAACACCCAAGCGAGATGGCGTTGAAGGTGGACTATTTGTGTAATCAATACTGACATAGTACGTTTGTCCTCCAATTGGTGTTATTCCACCTGTACCTTGAACGCGTACGGTTATATTACTTCCTCTCGTTGCATTGGTTAAAACGATATTACACGCATCGCCAAAATTCGCTCCAAGATTTAAACCTGTATTTCCACCAATTTTTGTGAATGTCGTAAAGTATTCGCATGGATCAGGACCAGGTATTGGATATTCGGAAGCTGTAATATTAATCGTCTCATTATTCGATGCCATTTGCAATCGTAAGTTCTGATTGTACTTCTTGTAATTGCGTTCACGCTTCATTAAAAATCCGTTATCTTCAACGACAACAGGAACGATTGAATAACCATCCACGTTGTCATCAACTATCCACACCGATTTCGAGGTAAATAAATCTTTGAGATATTTGAACTCCGATTCCGTTAACCAATCGCTTGTTAGATTAATAAACGTATTTACAATTGGTTCTCGCTCGGTTAATTCACGCGTGTAATTCTTTGTTGCGTATGGTTCAGTTGATGTCGCGTTGTTAAAGTCACCTTGATAGCTTCTGTATCTTTTCCTTTCTACTTCAATTGAACGCTCATTCTTTTTGATGAATGAGTAACTATCCCATCCACCCATTTGATTTAACCAATACACATGGACTGGATTGTACTTGCAATCCTCGCTAATGTAGTAACCGTATTTGGTAGTCACTTGTTCATCGCTCGAATTGTAACCTGCATAGACATAAAACGCTGTATTATCCGCAGTCGTATCGTCAACGTAACCGCCATTAACAAGGTTCTTTAACCCAGTTGGAAGGAATAACAACGCACCTTCATCAAATGTCATTGGAATATCAAATGAGAACAAAAGAGTTTGATTGTAATCGTATAAATCAAAAGTGAAATGATCAATTGAATTATATGGATAGTTGGAGTTGATATATGTATTATTGTCAGCAACCCACGCATGGATGTCGTATGCGCTATCACTTTCTTCCATCACATCGGTGCGTGATATGTATCGCCAATTGATAGCTTCCGATTGGAGCAATGATGGCAAATGCAAACGATGCGCTAACGTTTCTTTATTAAACCCAATCTCATCATCGTAGTTTTGACACAACGCAAGTGGCCGCGTGTCATTCGTTCCCATCATTATGAAGTTTTGTTTTCCACTACCATAAATACACATTAGCGAATAAGTAACCGCAACGCTATCATCTTCCGTAAAAATCCCACCTACTTCATAACCTTCGTACAATTCAATCGTAAATGTATTCACATTGTTTTTTGTGGTTAGCATTGGAGTGGATGTCTGCAATACCACATCATCGCTGCCGTCAAACACAATTGAATTTTTTACAAGCTGGTTGAAGATTGTTTTCGCATTAAACACTCCGCTATTTACCGCGTTTTGGCTAATGTAAAATTTGTAATCGGTTGACGTGTTATTGTCGGTAATTAAAACAATGTACTTAAATCCAGGTTGAGCAAACTCGCTCGATGTCATTGTGAACGAAACATCGTTATTGGAATAACATAAACCTGTAAATGCGTCAATGCCTTGCGCGGTTAATCCTGTTACTGCTGTTGTATATGCCATTATATCTTTATTTTCTTCTGTAAATTATCTTCAATTACTAATGTGATTTCTCTATTCAATGCGTCCTCAAATTCGGGTTGAAAATCCACAATTGTATCGGTTACTGCATCTCTCCAATAGAACAATGGAGATATACCATTGATGCGAATTTTACGCGTCAAATGACCTGCCAATCCACGATATGCGCGTTCCTTTGCTTCGGGTGTTTTAAATGTCATGAATGAACCATTCGCGTTGCGTGGGCGAATACCTTTAATCTTCATCCAATCGTAAATCGCCTTTTGCATTACACCCATTTCACCCTTTGCAGGTTTTGATCCTGCACCTCTGCGGAATGAATATGGACTGCCTTGATTTCGTGCCAATCCATTCACACCTTGCTCAACAAAATCAGCGTAGTTACTCGCCTTACCTTTTGCGAAAAATTGAATCTTACTACTTCTGCCATCGTAATAAAAAGAAAGCGAATTGCGCAGCGTATCAGTTGCAACGGCTCTGCGTTTCTTACCTCTCACAGTTCTGTAAACTCCGAGATTGAGCATGGCACGTTCAACGACTTCTTGACCAAATCGTTTCATGATGGATGTTAGTGGTGATTCAGCCATTGATGAATTCAGTGTATGCGGTGTTTGGATCGTTCACTAACAAGTTAACGAGTACATCTATACCTTTACTTTCGAGCGCAGTTGTAAACTCAACATTTGACTTTTCCCATGCAAAAAGAATCGTTCCCCAACTCGTTGTCGTTGGAATGGATATTCGTACAATCTCTCCTAAATCTTCTAAAGTGTAGTTCATATTGTGACCATTACTGCAATTCCACCAGCTTGTGCGGATGTTCCTGTTGCATTGTTTTGAAATTTGATTGATGCGTACTGACCTGCGTTGAATGATACGCTATTCGTTGTATCATTAAAAAAGTTAGCCACACTTCCTGCCGCTATCGTAATAACTAAAGCTGTATCTGCGTTGTTTTTTCTGAGTGTCAAAACAAGCGAACCCGAAGCTGGTTGAGTTGTTGCCGTTACAAAATACATTCGGCTAATCGTGCAGGCTTGTGGAATGAGTGTTATCCTCGCGTTTTCAGTTCCTGATAAAGTACCGCCTGTAAGTGTGCCAAAAACAGTCGCTGATGCTCCAACCGTTGCACCTGCAAACGTACCTGTTAAAAACGATGTACCACTTCCACTATTCGCTTTCGCGTTCAATTGCGTTTGAATGTCACTCGTTACACCAACCAACCTTCCCAATTCAGTTGTCGTTACCGCACTACTCGCCACCTTTCCACCGCCATCACTAACCAATGCACGACTGCCTGTTAAGTTCGAAGTTGTGATTGTACTCGCTGCACCTGTTATTGTGTCTTGTTTAGTGCTTAACGCGTTGCTTGTTTCCCATAGTGATGTCGTTGTATTATATTTCAAAATGTCGTTATTCGCAGGACTTTGCGCGCTCACGTTATGCAGTTCTTGCATCTCATAACCATTCTGAACACGAACATACATACGACCTGCGCTGCCGTTGTTGGCAGTTGTCACGAATCCCAAATACACTAAATGGTTTGGTGCAAATGGTTTGATATTAGTCACACTTCCTGCGGTTGCTCCTAAATAAACAGCATCGCCATCCGACCATGTAGAAGTTGGGAATAAACTCAACCCATCGAGTTGACCATTGACGATGATTAAACCTTTTTGATTCGCTGCAATGGATGTACTCAATACAATTCCAACGGTCTGCGCTGATGTAGCATCACTTGTGTTATATGCTAATTTTACTTTTAATCGGTCACCTTGTCCACCAAATGCGTAAACAGGTTGTCCTTTGGTTATAGTTGTAGATTCCGCATTAGTCACATAAGCTAACAATGTGTTTGGTGCAGTTCCAATAACTTGGAATCCGTTTAATGTGCTATTGTAAATACAAAACATTTCAGCACCATCGATGATGTCACCACCTATCAACAATCCATTGTTATTGCGATACAAATCTTTTGCACCTAATGAATTTATATTTAAGGTGCATTGTGTTGTATTGCCTGTTGCGAATCTAATTAAATACGCATCGCCATCATTATAAGCTGTAACACCTGTAATGGTTGTTGTATATGTATCAGTTCCGCTTGTTGTTCCTTTTGGAATACCACTACCTCCACCTCCCCCACCGGGAATTGTTTTCCATGTATTATCCGCTGCGAGATAGTCAGTCGTTGCGGATGGTTGGTTAGTTGTGAATTGTACCTTCTTTGCCATTGTTATTCGTTGTAAGGAATATCACACGCGTTCCA